GCTTCTTGGTGCCCTTGGCGAACAGCGGCACGCCCTGGACGGTCTTGCCGTCGAACATGATCGCCGCGACGCTGCGGCCGTAGTCGGGGACGTCGATCTCGCGGACGGTGAGGCCGAGGTCGCGGGCGACGTCCTTCATCAGGCGCGGGACCTGGACGTCGTAGAAGGCCACAAGCGCCTCGTGGGTCTTGGGGGCCTTCTCCAGCGTGGCGCCAACCGCGTTGGCGGCGAGCGCACCGTCGGGCGCGGCGACCCCGTTCAGGCCGCGGCGGGCGGCCTCGATGACGGCCGCGCGGATGCCGGCGTACTTCCACCGATCGCCAGCGAACACACCCTCGCCGGCCACCTTCGGACGGTTGTCGGGCTCACCCTCCGGCGGCGGCTCACCGACGGGCTTCGCCTGGTAGTGGTCGCTCTGCATCTCGTCCATACCGAGGATGGCGCCCTCGCTGGAGTCGCGGGTCTTGACGCGGGCGTGGACTGCCGTCGTGTCCTCAAAGTGGTAGCGCGCCCAGGCGGTGTTCTCTGGTTGCTGCATATCATCCACCACGCGGATCTCCGCGTAGTCGCTACCTCCGTTGATGGACCATTGCGCGTACCTTCGATCTGTCATATAGGGCGTAAGCCCGCTCGACGCAGCCGCGTCGGTCGCACGATCAAAGAACGCCCCGCTTCGCGTGATGCCGTCCTCAATCTGCGAACGGAAATCCGCTAGCAACGCGCGGACACTATCCGGCGGCATTGCATAGATCACGTCGAAAGCAGGAAGACGCGGCAGCTTCGCAAGATCCTCGCCTCCTTGCGCCGCCCTGTTGGCTTCGTATGCCGCTCGGACCAGGCTCCTCGCAATCGAGAGCATAGGCCCATCGCCTGTACCTGTGTCAAGGTTCGCCTGGGCGATCTCGTCGATGATGTGCCTCAAACCTTCCAGGATGTTCGACGTCTCGCGGTTGAGGGGCAGCGCATCAAGCATCTGACGGAGCTGCTCCAGCGACGGGATCGTAATGCTGTCACTGTTTGCGGCAAGCCCTTCACCCTTCGTGAGCCAGCGGAAAGCAGCAGGGTGCAGGTTGATGGCGTGCAGCAGAAGGCGCGCGTCCGCGGGCACCCTTACGCTCAAGGGGGCAGTCGCGCGCCCGTTGACGGTCATGCTCCCGCGCAGAAGATGAGCAAGCTCTACAATATGCTGATATTGCTCGATCATAAGCCAAGCTGCGCTCGCTGCGATGGCCGCTGCGTTGCTGCTGTCGATCTCTTTCCGTGCGGCAGCGCTCCCTTCCGTGTAACTGATGTAGTCGGGCGTGATGCCGCCGACAACAGCGAAGCGATCCTGAGCCGCCTTCAGGCTCTGGCGCGCCTCGTCCAGCGTGACGGACTTGACGCCGCGGGCGGCGAGGTCGTCCTTGAACGCCTGGAAGCCTGCCATCTCCAGCTCGACGTCCTTGACCTTCGACTTCTTGAGGTACGCCTCGATCTGGTCGATGGTCGCGCGCTTGCCGGGGAACGTCTCCAGCGCCGCCTCCAGGCGCGAGACGAACTGCGGCGGGATGATCGCGGCAGCGGACTGGATCTCCTCCAGCGCGTCCAGGCCGCCGTCGATGGCGTCCTCGGCGCCGGTGATCCGGTCCGGCGACCGCCACGCCATGCTGTTCAGGAAGTCGCGGGTCGCGCCCACGAAGTCCTCACGCGCGACCTCCGGCGGCTTGCCCGCAGCGAGGTCGGCGATGAACGCCGTCCACTTGACCTGGAGCGCGCGCTCGGCCTCGTTCACCTCGGAGATCGCCGCGAGCGAGGTGTCGCGGAGCCGCTCCAGGAACAGCCCGGACTGGAAGTCGAGGAACGCCTCGCGCACCGCGTCGGCACCGTGGACAGTCTCGACCTGGTGGTAGGTGCTCTGGGCGAGGGCGCGGAGCGCGCGGAGCGCCTGCATCCCCGGCGACATGAACACCTTGGTGCCCTGCTCCCGGATGCGCTTGTTGCTGATCGCCGTGGCCGCGTCCGTGATGGACAGGTCGGTCATCTTCTCGACGACCCACTCGTCGAACGATGCGTAGCGGTAGGTGCTCTGCCCCTCGACGTAGTTGATCACCCGGAGGCGGCCGGCGGCGTCGAACGCGCCCGGGTTGGCGACGGCGAACGCGGCGCGCTCCAGCACGAACTGGCGGTACATGTCCGCGAGCGTGTCCTTCGGGATGAACTGGCTCAGCGTGTGCCACAGCTCGTGGATGACGGTCGAGGTGAACCGCCCGGTGGAGATGGCGAGGTGGCTGATCCCGATGACCTGCGACGCCATGTAGTTGACGCCGAGGGGCTCGTTGTCGAAGATGCCGTTGCGGAGCCGGACGGCCGGCTCGATGGCGAGGGCGATCTGCTCCAGCCGCTTCGTGCCGATGGAGGCAATGAAGTGCTTGGCGATGTCGTAGTCGTTGTCGGTGATCAGCGCGACGTTGCTGCCGAGCCGGTTGCGGGCGCGGCCCTGCTTGTCGCGGGCGGCGCGGATCACTTCCAGGATGCGCTTGCGGCCGCGCTTGCCGGCCTTGGCGCGGTCGAGCCAGGTGCTCTCGGACTTGATGGCGACGCGCGCGAGGGCGTTGGCGGCGATCTTCTTGGCCGCTTCCGCGACCGGATCGCGGGGGATCGGCGGCGTCTCTTGCGCAGAGCCCTTCGGCGGCGCTGGGACAGTCGGCGCGCTGACCGACGGTGTTTCGGGCTTCGGCGCCTTGCTCAAGTCGAGAAGTTCAGATCCGTCGTCCTCCACCATCGCGTAGATTCGCTTGCGCAGGCTCGCGAGCCACGCTGCGTGCTCCGCGTTTGTGCGCGTGATGTAGAACTGGAGATGGATCCGGTTGATCTCGGCTTGAACGCGATCAGCGATCTTGATGTACGGATCAGCCGCTGCGGTGTCTCCGCGCTTGAGCGCGTCGAACACGACAACGGGGATGCCGCCTGTACGCGCCCACTCTTTGCGGCCCCATGAAGGCTGATCACCTTTCAAGTAGCTGTCGACGCTGTACTTGACATCAGGGATCGCGTACTTGAGCCGCATGATCGCGGCATCCGCTGCGACCATCTCGACCTTACCGTCGGCGAACGCTTCCACAATGCGTAGGACTGCGCGCATGACCTCCGAGGCAGCCTCCGCAAAGATCTGCTCCGTCAAACCTTCAGACAAGCTGAGTAGTACCTTCTTGACACCTGGGGCATGATGAAGGTTTCCGCCGTCGATAACGCCCATCAGAGCGCGTACTTGCTCCGCGGCAGCGATCTGTGACGGGTCAACACCGGCGCGCCGGGCATCCGACAGAGCGATAATCAGCTTCTGCCCAGGCTGCATGAACCTCAGCACGTCGGGCGCATCAACCAGGAGCCTGCGAATGGCTTCTTCGTTCGCCTTCGCCACACGCTCCGGCGTGACGCCCGCACCGTCGAACATGTCAGCGACGGCATTGTAGGCGTACCGGATCGTGTCCATGAAGGCGTCCGGCGTCAGCGCGGACTCCAGCACCTCCTCCGCCGTCTCGCTCGCCACGAGGCGCTGGATCCGCGCGGGCGCGAGCGCGTCGAGCACGTCCTGCGGATCGCTGTTCTCGGCGAGGGCTTCCGCCAGGGCAGCCTCGTCGGAGGCAGCCATCGACGCCAGGACCTCCTCACCCTGCGCGCCCACATCGTCGGGGCCGCCGCGGAGGATCGCCCACGAGCCGTCGTTGAGCTTGGCGACCTTGAGGTCCGTGGTCTTGGTGGTGCCGTCGCCGTAGTTCTCCAGCGACGCCGGGTCCACCATGTCGGCCGGGATGTCCATGTCGCCGAACAGGCGCGACGGATCGTCCACGTCGGCGATGAACGTTGCGCGGTCGCGGTCGCGGAGAGCCGCCTTCGCCTTCTCGCGGCGGCGCGTGGCGCGGGCCGCGCGATCGACCTTCTCGCTGTCCACGAGCGAGCGGAACGCGGCGAGGCTCCGCTTCGCCTGCTCGGTGATCCGCGCCGGCGTGGTGTCGTCGTTGGCGAGGCCGGGCGCGACGAGGTTGTCCAGCTCGCGCTGGATGTTGTCGATGGCGGTCTTGTACTTGGCGATGTCCTCGGGGGAGGCGACCCGCGGCAGCCGGCTGATGCTGAGCAGGCGCTTGTCGCCATTCTTGGCGTTGAGCGGCGCCCCGTCCACGTCGCGGAGGAGCCGACGCCAGCCGGCGCGGTCGACCGGCAGCTCGCCCTTGGCGGCCAGCTCCTTGACGCGATCACGGACGGCAGCCAGGACTTCGAGACGCCGGGCGTAGTTGTTGGCGACGGCCACCGGCTCGGTCTTGGTGGTCGCCGGAGCCGCGCGCCGGACAGGGCCGGCCCCGCCGGGCAGGCCCTTCAGCGGGTAGATGGTCTCGCCCTTGTACTGAACGCTGATGTTGTCTGCGTCGAGGACTTTCGGCGCCCACGCCTGGTCCGTGAGCAGGCGCCGGATGGGCGCGTCGCCGAGCATGGCCTCGGTGACGGCCAGCGCGTTGCGGTCCTCGCGGTCGAGGAGGTTGACCGCTTCCGGCGCGTCGGCGCGGAAGGAGCCTTCGGCTGCGCTTGATCGAGTTCTCTGCGATGCGGGCGTGCCCGTCGATGCAGGAGGATCAGGTGGCTGCGAGGTCCGAGAGATTGGCGCAGGCGCAACCGGAATAGTAGGCGTCGACGGCGCGGTAGGCACGGACGAAGACGGAGAGGACTGCGGGAAGCCGGATCGACGGATGAATGCGTCGATATCTGCTTCCGACGGCGGCGGCGGTCGCTGCGGCAGAGGAGGCAAAGGCGCGCGGGGGACCGTCGTGGTGCGCGGCGCCGCAGGTGATGTTGGCGAGGACGGAGGGAAGCCAGATCGACGGATGAACTCGTCGATAGCGTCTTCCGGCGGTGGCGGCAGTCGCTGCGGCAGAGGGGGCAAAGGCGCCTGTGGCTGGGTATTCTGGCGCCGGGCGAATGGGTTGGGCTGCCGCCACCATTCAAACTCCGGATCTTCCGCAGAGGTGCGAGGCGCGGGAGCGGCGCTTGGCGATGGAGAGGCGCCAGACGGCGTGGCTGGTGCAGGCGCTGCCGGCGAGGGCGTCGAGAAGCCAGATCGACGGATGAACTCGTCGATAGCGTCTTCAGGCGGCGGCGGCGGTCGCTGCGGCAGAGGGGGCAAAGGCGCGCGCGGGGCCGTCGTGGTGCGCGGCGCCGCAGGTGATGTTGGCGCTGCTTGTGGCGCGGGAGCAGGCGTCGGAGCCGGTGCCGGAGTGGGAGGCGGAGCCTGTGTAGGTGCTGAAGCGCGCGGAGTCGGAGCCGCGGAAGAAGTCGGGGGAGTTGACGGAGCGGCGCTCGGGTTCAGAGGCGCCTGCTCCAGCTCGGCGGCATTCTCGTAGTTCCCGGACAGAAGGTCCCTGCCGATCTGCTCCAGGCGCTCGGCGGCGGCCTCCCGGGCCACCCGGTCGCCCAGCCCTTCGAGGGCGGTGACCAGCGGCGCGCCCTCGCCCGTGGGCGCCTCGAAGGCGCCAGCGGCGGTCGACGGCGGCTGCGCCGCCCGCACGGGCGAGAGCCGGTTGATGCCCTTGGCGGCGCCCTTGATCGCCAGCGGCAGCGTGACGTCGGTGGCGAAGCCAGGGGCGAACAGCGAGGTGCCGAAGCCAGCGGCAGCGCCGAAGGCGGCGCCCGCCACGCGACCCGTCGTCTCCGCGTCCTGCGCGGCGTCGGAGTCGGCGCCCGCGTACGTCGCCAGCGCCCGCGCCATGCGGCCGCCGAGCGTGCCGTAGGTGCGGCCGAGGCGCTCGACGGGCTCGTCGCCCATCGACATCGACCGACCGATCTGGTAGGGGATGTCCGTGAGGCTGACGTCCTTACCGCGCCGGTAGTCAGTGAGCACCTTGCTGGTGCCGGCGCCGGCGCCGATGGCGGCGGACATGATCAGGTCGTCGAACTTGAACACCTTGTCGGCCGTCGTCTTGTCCATGACGACCAGGTTGCCCTTGGTGTCGAGCCCGATGACGTGAACGGCGTTGTCCTTGACGGCCGTGAGCGCCGCGCGACCGAGCCGCCCCTGGCGAACGTAGTCCTCGTACGTGTCGCCGGTGAGCGCGCTCTGCGGGAAGACGATGCCGAGGTCGCCGAAGGCGCCGCCCGGAAGCTCCCGCCCGCGGACGGCGAGGCCGACGGCCAGCCGGAGCGCCCGCTTGTTGAGCTTGTCGAACTCGTCCGCCGGAAGCTGCGTGGGATCGGTCAGGCCGCGGTCCTTGATCAACCCTTCCAGGATCCGGCGCTTGCTCTCCGCCAGCGTGAGGTTCGGGTCCATCGAGAGGTAGGACTGCGCGATGTCCGGGTTCTTGGCGGCGAAGTCCTCGGCGTCCTTGATGAACTGCTTGAAGGCCGGGCTGCTCTTGCTGGCGAGCCCGCCGAAGGCGGTGTCGGGGTCGGTGAAGATGGTGTTGGTCGTGACGGGCCGAATGCCGCCGGGCTCTGCCTTCTCGACCTCGCGCTCGTCCAGCTCCAGCGAGCGGAAGTCGCGGTCGCCCGGGTTGATGTACGGGCGCAGATCGACGCCGGCGGTGCGCTCCAGGTCGGCTGGCGCGACGCCGAGGGAGGCGGCCGCGGTGGTGATCACCTGCGCGGTGTCGATGCTCTGGCCCTGCTCGCGAGCCCGCCGGGCGGTGTCGTAGACGGTCCGCCGCGCGGTGCTGGTGGAGATGGTCGGCGCGGCGGAGGGCTTGTCGGTGATCCGCGTCTTGATGGGGGCGAGCCCGGGCAGATCCCGGACGACGGGGCGCACGGCGGGAGCGGCGGTTGAGGCGGGCTCCGTCGCCACCTCGACCGGCTGCGCCTCGACCACCGGGGCTTCGACTGTCGGCTTGACGGGCTCCGCCGCGGGCGGCGCGGCGGGTGCTTCCACCTTGACCGGATCGGGCGTGAGCTTGGTCTTGAGGGGCGGCAGGCCAGGAAGGGACACGCGGCGCTCCAGTCGGCGCCTCTATGCTAACCCGTTCGGCCCCTCGACGCTACCCCCGCTTCGGCCTCGGCGCGATGGGCGCGCGCCGGCCAGCGTCCTTGGCGGCCACTCCGCCAGGCGCTGCACGGGTGCTCGGGGTCTTGTCCTTGTCGACCACCTTCGTCGGCCGGCAGTACTCGCTGTCGCCGCCCGCGCCGCACGGCTTCCCCGTCTTGGTATCCTTCCACTCCTCCTTCGTCCAGCGCCGTAGGCTCTCGCCCTTCTCGCCCTTGCGGACGTCGCCGCGCTGCTTGCGGCACTTGGCGACCGCCTGGCTGGCACGCGCCGACGGCCACACCGCGTACTCGGCCTTGATCTTCCGGGTACACTCGTCGTCGGCCATCACTGCGCCCCGCGCTGGCGCCGGGACTCGTCCTCGATGGCGTCGCGCAACAGGGCCACTTGCAGGAACTCGAACGCCGCCTGGGGACGGTCGGCGTCGCTTGCGCCGGCGAACGCGGCCTGCCGCTGACCGACCAACTCCTGAAGCTGGCGACGCATCTCGATGCGACCGGCCTCGTCGGCCACCACAAACGCCTTGACCGTCGGGTGCGCGCCCTCGCCGTCGGTGCGCGGGATCAAGAGTGGCACGTTGAGTTCGATGGCCTGCGGGTACTTGGCCGCGAGTTCGGTGCGCTTCCGCGCAAGCAGCGCCGGCGCGGTCACGATGCCCTGCTTGTCGTCGGCTTCGAGGCGGTCCAAGTGCGCCTGCTCGGCCAGGATCCGCTGCGCGGCGCCGAGGAACTCGGACTTCTTGTCGACGGGCTTGGCCTCACTGTCCAACGACCAGAACAAGGTCTCGTCGAACATCTCGGGGACGCGACGACCATCCACAAGCGCGCCTGTGGCGGCACCCGCACGGGCATCCTCCAGGTCGCCCTGACGCAGCGCCACGCGCTCCTGCTCCTCACGGATCGCTGCGGCGCGCTCCGGCGTGCCCGGAGTGGTGCCAACTGCCCATGACCTCGACACCGGCCTTGGAGCGAGGGCCTTCCTTGCTGGGGGCTGGCGCGGAGCCGGATCGAACATCGAGGGACCACGCACCTCCGTAGAAGCAGATACGCCAGCGCGCCTGCGCAGATCCTCAACAACGTCGCCAGAGAGCGGAGCGTAGTTCGGGCGCCATGTCGGCGGGTAGACCGCCCGTTGCGCCGCCGCTGGAGGCGCCTCCAGCGAAGCGCCTTCGTCATCAGGTGCAGGCGCCTTCACAGACGGCGAGGCAGGAGAGCTTCCCAGGCCCTTTCCAGGCACAACAACGAGGGCGCGCGCGAGTTCATCCTTGGCAGCGTTCACTACGGAGGATGCGCCACGCGACGGTGGTTGCGCCTCCAGGGGCTTCGCGGGGGGCGCCGGCGGCGGAGCGGGGGCAGCCCTTGGAGCGGGCGGCGGCGCAGGAGGAGGAGGCTCCGGCGGCTTCGCCACAGGCTTCGCCACAGGCGGCGGCTTCGGTGCCGGGGTTTGAGCGGGCGCCGGCTTCGGTGCGGGTGAGGGCGCGGGAGCCGGCGCGGGCGCGGGAGCCTTTGCCGGAGCCGGAGCCGGAGCCGGAGCCGGAGCCGGAGCCGGAGCCGGCGGCGCCTGCTTGGCCTGGACGATCTCGCGTGCGCTCTTGCCTGCCATCAGACGATCCTCGTGCGCTGGTTGGCCGTCGCGAGCGGGATCGCGTCGCCGCGCTGCCCGCCGAGGAGGCGCTTGAACACGTCGCGCTCGCCCGGACGCTGGAGGGCGCCGACGTCGGTGCCGCCACCAAGATCTTTGATGAGGGCGTCCTCAAACGATCGCGGGTCGATCCCCTCAACAGGCGTCTTTCGCGGGGGCTCTCCCGGCTCAGGAGCGTACAACGGGTTGTCGTCCGGCTTCGGCGGCTGCGGCATCCTGACAGAGCGCGTGGGAACGTCAGCAGACGGCGCCTCGTCGCTCCCACCGACCACACGTTCGCGAGCAACGGGCGAGGGATCCTTCTCACGGATGCCGGGCAGACCGCGGCGAATGGTGGCTCCCGCGGGGCCGGGTTCCGCCACCCGAACGGGAGCCTTCACCTCGGGCAGCGTGTCTGCGCCGCCAAACGCGCGACGCACCAGGAAGGACCGCTCACGGGTCGCGGCGCGGTCGCCCTTGAAGTACGCGCGGAGACGGTCGGTGACGCGGACCACCTCGTCGGGCCCCTTGCCGGAGGCGGCGAGGATCCGCTGACGCTTGCTCTCCGCGGCGTCGGCACGGATGCGCCGAAGATCGCTCGCAGCCTGCTGAGCGGGCGTCTGCGTGGCACGCACGGACGGGGCGCCTTCGGGTGACTTCGCCGCCACGTTGACGTCCCGCTGCGCGACAGCGGCGTCCAGCATCTCCTCGACATCCGGCTGCGGCGCGCGGGCGCGAACGTCGTCGGCCCGCTCCGTCAGGCGCGCGATCCTCTTGGCACTGGACAGCGGGATGTCCTTGCCCGCCGCGATCTCCGCCTGCTGCCGCTTCCGCTCGTCCTCGATGCTGCTCTCCAGCCGGGCCAGTCGCTGCGACGGCAACGGCGTCCCGACCGGTTCATCGCTCGCGGCGATGCGGAGCCGCTCCCGCACACCTTCCGCAGTGATCCGCTCGTCGCTGCGGGCGTCCTCGCCCGTGCGGCGGTACAGGCTCGCCTCGGCCGCGAGCTGCTCCGGGGACATGCCCTCGGCCTGCCGCTCGAACCGCTCCTTCTGCCGCTCGACGCGCTCGGCCTTGGCGCGCTCCTTCGACGCCTCACTCCGCCCCGAGAACCGGATGGCCGCGTTCGGGTTGGCGGGTTCGCCGAAGGTGGCGCGGAGTTCGCCCTGCCCGCCGCGGCCCACGATGCCGTCAACGGGGACGCTCTCGACGATCCTGTTCTGCTTGATGACGCGGACGTCGCCGTCGTCGGTGACGACGATCGCCTCGTCAGGGAGCGCCTGGAGGGCGTACTTGGCCGGCGTCGGCTTGCGGATCGCCTTCACCGTGCGGGTCTTGGGCGGCTCGTCGACGATCTCCAGGCTCGTGTCGTAGGACAGCGGGTCGAGCGCGTCCTGCGGGTCGAGCGCATCCCGGTCGGCGTCAGCCTGCGAGGCGGGCTTGCGGGCGAAGTCGGCGACCTCCTTGATGGCCTCTTGCATCGCCGGCGCCGAGGCGTCCTTCCAGGCGTTCGTGCCCTTGCGCCGCGCCTGCGCCACGCCGTCGACCATCCGGTACTCGTACGGGTCGGCGGGGTTGCGCGTGTCCGTGAACACGTCGCCATCGCGCACCAGCGTCTGCGCGCGGTAGCCGGCGCGCTGTTCGCGGGCGATGTCGAGGGGCGCGTAGGCGCTCTCCTCCTGCCGCACAGGTGCGTCCGTGTCGGTCAGTTCCGTGATCTGCCGCGTGTAGCCGGACACGCCGCCGCTGATACCGATCAGATCGTCGAGCTGCTGCTGAGCGGCTGTATCGTCGCCGTCGCGGAGGCGCCCGACAAGCGGACGGACGGCGAAGCCATCGCCAGACGGTTCAACGATGGCCGCCCGCTCGGGTTCGCCGGCTGCCTCCATCTCCTCGCGGGGGATGGACGTGACCGTGTTGTCCGGCGAGTACCGGATGACGTTGGGCGAGCCCTCGTTGTAGAAGTACTCGACGCCCGGCTCCTTCCCCTGCACGAACATGATCGGAGGCGCGACGCGCGCCTCGATCTCCTCGCGGGTCAGGAACTTCCCCGTCTCCTTGTCCTTGATGTACTTGCCGGCGTACTGGTGTTCCTCGTCGAACGCCTTGGCGGCGGCGCTGCCCGGCGCGATGTCCTCCTCGAACTGGACGTACTCGTCGCGGCCCGCGTGCTTGCCCATCATCGGCGGCTTCTTGCGAAGCACCTGCTTGATGTACTCGGCGGTCGCTTCGTAGTCGTCAAAGCCGGGGACGAAGTTGCCGTCCGCGTCTTTCGTGCCGACGTTCGGGAAGCCGTGCGAGCGCGCCCACGCCTGGAAGGACGGCGACGCGGCGAGCTGGTCCTGGGGCGACGCCTTCTCGGTGGTCAGCGCCGTCTTGAAGTAGTCGACCGCCTCCTTCGTCAGCCGGTAGCCTTCCAGCGTGTCCAGCGCCTCCTGCTGGAGCTGCGCGACAGCCACGTCGTCGAAGCCCGGCAGGCGCTCCTTCAGGCGCGCCTCCGCCTCTTGCGAGGCGGCCATCGCTGCGGCGGCGATCTCGCTGCCCGTCATCTCCGGGCCGAACACGCTGCCGACGACGCGAAGGTCCTCGTCGATGGTGCGGTCCAGTTCGTCGAGCGTCCCCTGCGTCTGCTTGGCACGCTGCCAGCCCGCGACTGCCGCGTTCTGCGCCGTTGGCGACTGGCTGCCGGCAGCGACAAGGCGCTTCCTGAACTCCGCCTCGTCGATCTGGTAGACGTCGGTGATGTCGACGTTTGCCGCCTGAAGCGCGCCCGAGAACGTCGCCGGGAGCGCCGCACTACCGACGTCGGTGTCGCCGAGCAGGGCGCTCTTGGTCAGAGCAGGTGCGATGTCCGCGAGCGCAGCGTCAACGCCATTCGTCGTGTACTCCGCGCGCACCTTCGCAACCGTCGCCTGGTCGCCGGTGGCCGCTCGCGTGGCGAGCGCCGTCCGCGCCTGGAGCAGCGCCTCCTGCTGGTTCTGGAGCGCGCGGATCTGCGCTTCCTGGATGTTGCCCGTCATCGTGGAGAGCGTACTGAGCAACTTGTTTCGGACAGCGAACAGGTCCGACCAGACCTTCGCCTCCGACTGGAGCCGCTTCGCCTGCGTCACCGCACCCGTGGCGTGGTAGTCCTCCAGGATCTTCAGCGCGTTGTTGTACGCGCCGACGATCACCTTGTCGCTCGTCGCCAGCCCCGACAGGTTGCCAGGGCTCTCCAGCGCGGCGGGGGCGTTGGTGACGACCCAGCCGTCCCACCAATGAGGGAAGGTAGTGCTCATGTGCTACTGCCTCCCGAAGTAGCGGACCAGATCGGCCATCGCTGCCGGCGGGAGGGTTCCGAGCCCGGGCGCGTCGTTATTGGTCTGGCCGAGCGCCGCGCGGAGCGCCGCAGCCTCCTCACGGTCGCGCTCCATCCCGTAGGTCTTGAGGCCCGTGCTGACCCCCGTGGCCGCGACGTCGGTGAGAACGTCGGCAGCGCGCTGCTGCGCTGCAAGGTTCATGCCCTGCGCCTGCGCGAACAGGTTGCGGGCCGTCGCCTGCCGCTGCTGGCCGACCTGCTGGCTCTCCGCGCGGACGCGGGCCGCCGTCTCCGCCCCCATCTGCGCCCGCTCGCGGGACATCAGCGCCCGGGAGGCGTCCATCGCGCCGCCGCGCCCGGTGCCCTGCGCCGCGGCCTGCCGCATCGCGTCGTCGCGGAGCGGGGCAGCGGCAGCCTCGGCCGCGCGCATCTCGCCGGCGACCAGCTCCCGCTTCTTCTGCGGGGTGTAGCCCCAGCCGTGACGCTTGCCGCGCGCCATCATGGACTGCGCGTCCTTGGTCATCTGCTGACGCATCTGACGCTGTGCGCGCGCAGCCGGAGTGAGGGCAGCGATCCCCTGCCCGAGTCCCTGGATGCCAGCGGCGACACCGCCTGCAATCAGAGCTGAAGCGATGGCAGACAAGGAACCACCTCCTGCGTCCTGGGCAGCCTATCACGATCTGGCCGGACGCGCCACCTGGGCTACGAGGCGGGCGACCCGATCGCCAGGTACGACACCGATCGATGCCCGATCGTGAGCCGCGGGTACAGCGCGACCGTCGCGGCCTCCTTGACGATCGCCTGCCGGATCACCGCCGTGTACTTGTCGGTGTTCTGCGACCCGGCCCAGTCGTCGCCGAGCGGCTGCTGGATGAAGGCGCGGAACTCCAGCGTGTTCATGCCCGCCTTCGCCTGTCCCGCGCTGACGCCGCCGGGGACGACGAACGCGCCCGCGTGGCTGTGGGCACGGACGTCCTCGTAGTTGGAGATCCGACCTCCGCGCGTCTCCCGCGTCTCCGGCGCCGTCCCCACGCCGTTGATCACCTCGACGTGGGCGGACGCGCCGAACTTGATCCGGTGCGCCTCCAAGAGCGTCCCGTTCCAGTACACGTCGAGGTACATGTTGGCGCCAGCCGCGCGCTGGAAGATGAAGTCGCCGAGGGCATCGGCAGGGGTCGCGGGAGGGCCCGCCGACGGCGCGACGTACTGGTAGCCCTGCTCCATAGCGACCAGCCGCCAGGCGGCCGCGTGGAAGGCGTAGGAGACGCGGAGGTAGGCGGGCTGCCAGGGCAGCCGGATCCGCGCGCCGAAGCCCATGCACACGGGCTCGTTCTCGTCGTTGCCGGTGAGCGTGGCGCTGAAGGCCCGCTGCGTCCGCTTGTGGATCTCACCGCCGAGCATCACGATCTCACCCGGCGCGACATGCTCGGGGGCGTGCGTGAACCCGGACGCGAAGTTGCCTCCCGCCCCGACGCCCGACAGGGAGCCGTTCACGACGCTGTAGAGCCCCTCCTCGGCCGTGTCCGAGTAGAGGTTGTCGCCGTGACCGGACGCGCTGAGCACCGACCCGTTCGGGTAGTTGTGCGTGAGTACGACTTCAGGCATCAGGCGCCTCGCAGGTAGGTCGCGGTGATCACGACATGGGTGTATTCCATACGGACCACAGCGGTGCTGCTGAAGTTGACGTTGGCGGCGACGACGAAGAAGTTGGAGATGTTACTGCCGAGGAGGACCGTGCGGGTGTCGATCACGGCGTAGAGCGCGACGTCCAGCTCGTCGTCGACGAGGCCGGCGATGTCCTCTGAGTTCGGGAAGTACGTGACGTCGGTGTTGTTCACGGCCGTCGCCGCGCGCGACACGAACCGGATGGACGAGTCTATCACCGTCGTCGAGCCGCCCGCCGTGTACGCGATGGCGAGCCCGCACAGCGGGGACAGCGACCCGATCGCCGCCGCGTTGATGGTGTCGCGCGCCAGCTTGTCGATGTGAACGCGCGCGCGGACCTCCAAGATCCCGGCGTAGGTGGACGTCGGGAAGGTCGAGCCCACGTTTGGTGTGCAGTAGATCACCGAGCCGGTGTCGTCTTGGAGCGCGGTCCAGTTGGTCGTGCCAGTCAGGTTGACCAACTCGACCGTGTTCGACGTCTCGCTGTTCAGCCAGTTCTTGATGGTCACCGTCGTCGAAGGTGGGTGCGCCCACGTCTCGTAGCCGTAGATCGGCGTACTCGACGACAGTGGGGTCGGCGGCGCGAGGTGCTCGCGGACCAGCGCGAAGTCGGCGAGGGAGTCCTCGCTGATGTCGTTCAGCGCCGTCTCGATCCGCTCCACGTTGTTCGTGAACACCGTGGCCTGCGACAACGTGTCGCCTTCGACCAGGCCGGCGAGGCTCACGGACACGAGGCTGGACCGCTCGCGCACGGGCTCGTTGTGCAGCCGGGTCAGGAGTGCGACGCGCGATAGGAGGCCCACGCAGTCGTCCTCGACGAACCGCTGCTGGTCCACCCGCGGCACCCGGCGGGCGACGATCTCGACGAGGTGAGGCCCCGGCGCGATGTTCACCTGCGCTTCCAGCGGCACCACCATCATCGGCTGGCCCGGCGACATACTCGCCTGCGCTTTCCGCGAGATGAAGCCCGGGAACCGGGTGCCCGGGATCTGGACGGATGGGTCGGCGCGGATGCCCCAGAAGTCGCGCCAGGTCGCGTTGAAGATGCCGCTGACGTAGACGATCTCGCCGTCCACCCGGATGCCAAGCTGGAACGCCGGCGGCTCGTTCATCCGGTAGTATTCGTCGAGTGCGGCGTCCGTCCACGCCAGGAGGTCGCAGGCGTAGGCGTGCGCGGGCTCGCCGCCGCCGGGCTCGAAGCCGGCCCACACGTACTGGTAGTTCGCCGTGATGAGGAGCTGCTCGAAGCCGCTGTCGAACTCGGTGAAGGCGTCAACCGTCTCCCACTGGAGCGTGTTGGCGATGATGTGGACGCCGGTCAGCGCCTCCAGTTCGGCGCGCGTCTCCGGCGGCGGGTTGTGCGGCGGGGCGCCAGCGTCGTAGAAGCCGAACGGGACGCTGCTCTCGATGACGTCGAACGTGAAGAAGGCGTCGTCGTCAGCCGGCAGACCACCTGCGGTGGAGGCGATGTTCACCTCGTTGACACGCCCGGCCAGCAGCTCCGCCGGCGGCGCGATGTCCCGGATGAACTCGTCCGTGTCGAACGTCTCGTTGGCGATCGGGATCCGCCGCGGGAAGATGTAAGGCATCTCAGGTCTCCGTCGCCGTGGGGACGCGCCGGCCAGCGGCGACGTCGTGGTCGTCCACCTCCATCTCCAGCGCGATCAGCGCGAGCCGAGCCGGGTACGTCACGGACACCTCGAACTGGAGGCGGCTCACGTCCTTCAGGTCCACCGTGATCGCGCGCGCTGCCGTCCGGCGGCGGGGCACCTTGCGGTTGAGCGCCACCGTCGCCGAGCCCCAGGCACCCTCGCGCGCGGTGAGCGTCTGCTCGTCGGCGTCCACGCCAGGCGCGTCGTCGAGGCGGAAGGTCTGCTCCTGCGACCAGGCCGTCTCGAAGTTGCGCCGGAAGCGGATCGTAGCGACCGCACCCTCGTACGTCTCCACGAACAGGACGCGCAGCTCCAGCACCTTCGCGCGCTCGCTCACGAAAGAGCCGAGCGAGATCAGGTTGCTGCGGAACCTGGACACGCGGGACGGCGGCGTGTAGATCGGCGTCTCGCGGTCGAGGACGTAGATGTCGTGGGAACTGTACGGACCCGGCGAGCCGCTGGGGGTCACGCGCGTCTGGAAGTCGGTGCCCGCCACGAGCTGGAGCGGGTCGCTCCCGGCGGTGACGCTGACGCCCGCGACGTGGATGCCGAGGTCCATCTCGCGCCAGCCGAGGCCCTGCGTGTACGTCAAGATCAGCCGGTTGTACGGCGAGCCGATCCGGGGCAGCGCAAACCGTGCCTCGCCGTGCTCGGGCGAGTACCACGCGACCGCGCGGCTGAGCATCGTCTTGTTGATGCCCGTGCGGAACAGGCGGTTCATCGGGTCGCTGATCCGCTCGATGGTCTGCCCGTTGAAGTGGTAGATGCCGCTGTCGTGGATGAACAGCAGCCCCATCCCGGGGGCCATCGTGACAGCCGACGGGCCCGTGCAGCCGACGCCGCCGGGCACCGTCTGCGGCGACGCCAGATCCGTGACGTCCACCATCGCGTTGCGCGTGAAGGCGTACATGCGGCCGTTGAGCGCCGCCAGGGCGGTCACCTCGGCACCGTCGCGCGTCACGCTCACGAAGTCGTTCTCGGGCCAGGTGCCGGGGATGCCAGGCTGCGAGCGGTAGACGACGCCGCCTTCCGCCGCGTAGAGGTAGCCCTGGAGTTCCGCCATCGCGTGGAAGATGGGCGTCGAGCGGAGGAACGGCATCGGCCCCTTCGCCGATGCGAGATCGCCCGCCTCGTGGTAGCGGAACTGCGCGGCAGGGACCGTGACCAGGAGCTGCGGGATCGTGCCCTGGTTGAGCGTGTCCGGCGTCTGGTAGACGCGGACGTACCGGGTGTGGTCCGGCGGCGAACACGCGGACCCGACAGCGACGCCGCGGGTGAGGTCGTTGATCTCGATGCCGAGCCCGGTGTTCTCGTCAAGCGCGATGTTCGCGCGGAGAGGCCCGAAGGTGACGGGCTCCGACGGGGCCGACGGCGCGCTGAGGTTGCCGAGGTAGTCCTCGTACATCAGGTACCAGACGTACGCGCTTCGCAGCGTGCCGCTGTCCGAGTTCTGGAGCCGGTCGCCGGGCGTGCCGAGGGCACCAGGGAAGGAGTACCCGAGCGTGCCCGTCTCGTGCTCGTTGCGCCCTTCCGGCCCGGGGCTCTCGGGTCCGAGGACGTCTGGCGCATCCGGCTTGACGGTGAAGCCGAGCGGCATCACGTCGCGGTTCTCGGTGATCACCTTCGGCTCGGTCGCGCCGTCACAGTAGATCACAAGCGACCCGAACGTCAGGAACTGCGGCGGGTAGCGCCGTGCGACGTCCTTGCTGACGTTGACGGTGAGCGTATCCCACCGCTGCTTCGTCGGGTTGTGGATGCGGAGGCCCGTGGTCGTGACGGCCAACAGCAACTCGCGGCGACCACCACGGAGCGTCGCGTGGTGGACGCCGTGGACCACCCCCGTGATCCCTGCCAGCGCGTTGCCTGCGCCGGTGTCGCGGATGGCGATCGGCTCGTAGAGCGTCGGCCCCGACACGCTGGTCAGCGCACCGTCGGGGTCGATCGCCATGTTCAGGATCTGCTCAGCACCCAGCTCCTCGGACGCGACGAACCGCGAGCCCTGCTGGGCGTACGGGATCAGGAGTGGGATGCTGCGCGAGGCCATCAGCGGACGCCGTACCGGGCCATGATGGCCTGCCGCTGGCGCTCGACACGGCTGGCGGACTTGGCCTTCATCGTCTCGACCTCAGCGGCCGCGCGATCCTTGCGGACCTTGCGCTCGGCCTCCTTGATCGTCCAGGCGGCCTTCCACTCGTCGGCCGTCACGCGGTCCAGGTCGGGGAGGACGCGGGCGTAGTGCGACTTGATCCGCGCGCCCCACAGCTTGAAGTCCTCCTCGTCGGTCGGGTCGGGGAACCGACCGGGATCCGCGACCGGAGACCACCAGGTCCCGAGGTTGAGGACCCACCCCTCGGGGTGCCAGTCGTTGACGGGCCAGTAGTCCTTGGCGGCCGGGACGAGCGTGCCGTCGGGCATGACCGCCTCGCGGAGCTTCCGGGTGCCGTCGTGGGCGATGGCGTAGCGGAACAGCTTGGGCTGGCACACGTCGTCCACGCCGACCGTGTGCGGGCGGACGAACCACGAGCCACGGCCCAACTCCTTGTAGAGGATGGGCTTCGGCTGGAAGGCGAGATGGGAGTCGAAGGTGCTCATGGAACGGTGATCCTCTCGAATGTGACGACCGTGCCGCGACCTGCGGACACGATGGTGGCAGGGTCGATGACCCCTCCGGGCTGTCCGTGCCGGGCACGGAACTCCTCGATGAACATGGCGTAGCGGCCGTAGTAGTCCGCCGCGCCCGCCGTGTCCCCATCGTTGAGCTTCATCTGGTGGCAGGTGAGGTTCACGAGGGCCTGGAGGCCATCGCGGTGCATCGGCGCCACCATGTAGTCGTCGGTCAGGGCGGGCGGAACGCGACGTGCGCGGCCGCGGAGCGAGAGCGGACGATTCGTGATCGGGTAGACCTCGTAGCCGTGGTAGCCGGGCGAGGCGAACAGCGGCCGCTCGAAGTCGGGGATGTCGGCGCCCGTCCAGGTGAAGGAGGCCGTCGACGTCACGGTGTCGGTCGGCTCGATCTCCTTCAGCAGGTAGAACACGTCGGACGCGCCGACGTTGTTGTAGAGGCTGCCCGACGCGGTGATGACCGACTTGATGCGGACGTACCAGCGGATGCGGAGGCCGGAGCGGCCGCGGTAGATGGAGCCCGACAGCGTGCTGTGGTCGAAGCCCAGGCGGACGTCGATGTTCTCCGCGGTCAGAATGATTGAGCCGGTCGAGCCGAGGGTGTTGTGGTCGCGGGCCACGATCGCCGACGGCGGGCTCTCGAACAGCGGCTCCGTGACGCCGCGGCTGCCCTCGCCGAGGACGCGGCCGGTGCGGGAACCCCACACGAAGGTGTAGCAGAACTCGAAGGATCCACGGTTGAAGTCGCCGACCCAGGTGCCAGACGAGCCGAGGTCGGTGGACGGCGTGAACCGCGGCGACTCGATGGTGATCTTCGGCCCCCGCGCGATGTGGCGCGGCTCGCCCTTCACCAGCGGCGACGAGCCGCGGGTGTACCAGTGCTCGTTCGTGCCGGGCGACACCAGCTCGACCTCGTTGTTGAGCGTGTCCATCGTGTAGAGGGCACGCCCCAGCTCGGCGACGTCGGCCGGCATCACGACGTACTTCTGGAAGATCTCCACCCGCGTCTGCACGCTGCCCGCCGCGATCGTGAACGGCAGCGGGTTGACCAGGGAGACGAAGTAGCGTACGTCGGGGGACGCGGGCGGCGGTGCCGTGAAAGACCACCACTCGCGGGTCTGGATCTCGTAGACCTGCTCCGTGCTGTCGGCGAGGATCGTGAACCGGAGCCAGTAGCGGCCGTCCCAGGTCTTGTTCGTCGTGGGCACCCACGGCGTCGTGAGCGTGGCGAGCAGCCCGTCGGCCGCCGTGCGGAACTCCAGCACCCGGTCGTTGATGATCGTCGGAACGGACGGCGACGTCGGGATCTTTACGCCGACGCCGTAGGCGTCCAGGTCGATGTGCGACAACAGGTCGACCGTGACCTCCGACGCCTCGAACGCCTCCACCGCCTGCGAGGCGATGGTCGCGAACGCGAGGTTGATCTCGCGGTTCACGTCGTTGAGCTGAGAGGTGGTCGCGAAGGTCTTGCCCAGGCGGGCGCCGACCATCTCGCGGATCTCTTTGCGCGACGTCGGGGTATGGAAGCTCAACGCGACCTCCAGAGGCAGGACGCCCCCGCGCAGAGTAACCCGCGCGAGGGCGTTTGGCGAGCCCTCCTTTCAGCGGAGGGCGTTGACCGCCTTAGTCCGGGAGCAGCAGGAACGCGGTGCCGGTCGCGTCGGCGGTGATGTTCGCGCCGAGCGAGATGCCCACGAAGGGGATCGTCGCGTCGGCCACGCTCTGGAAGCGGCCCGCGCTGGCGCCGGTGCCGATCCGGATGCCGGTGTTCTTGGTGATCGCGGTGGAGGCATCCGCGGTCACGGTGACCGGGCCGTGGTACTGCACCCACCCGCCGTAGTTGACCGGCAGCGACGCCACGGTGACGCCACGCACACGCGCGCCGGAGACGGAGGCGGGGGCGATGACGACGTTGTTGACGTTGTTCTGGTCGACCACGGGGGTGACGGCGATGGCGGTGGCGATGGTCGACGCGCTCGTGTTCTTCACGAAGCGGTACTTCCGCACCGTGCCGTCGGCGTCCGTGATCGGCCAGATGGTGCCGAGCGGCGGGGCCTTGAGGTTGAAGCTGCTCAGGTCGTAGGTGTCGGTGACAGCGCCGAAGTGGACGACGGCGGCGGAACCGTTGACGTTGCTCATGGTGTGCCTCCTGATCAGGCCGCGAGGTTGTTGGCGATGCCGTGGGCCGGCAGCTCGCTCAGGTGGAAGTTGCCGTACATGGTGATGGGCACGATGACGCCGCGGGTGCCGGTGATGCTGGTGTTCTGCGGCTTGCCGACGTGGAACATCTTCAGCTTGGTCTCCATCGACCCGTCCTTGCCGGGGACGGCCTCGGGGTCGAGGGTGGTGATCCACTTCAGGTAGCGGCTGTTGAGGATGTACATGGTGCCGGTGCCGTTGGCGCCCGCGCTGTTCAGCACCGTGCCGTTCATCATCGTGGTCGAGTGGACCCGGATGTCGTTCAGCTCGGTGACCAGGAGGCCGGGGGCCTTCACCTCGCCGTTGTCGTTGGCCGACGCGGTGCGCACGTTGGCCTTGGCGGCTTCGAGGATGTTGCTGAAGGTCTCGGGGTCGCAGATGCCGACGTCGGGGAACTCGCCGCGGAACTTGCCCTTGTTGAAGGTCGAGCAGTCGGCGATGACCTTGCGGATCGTCGCCATGCCGTTCGTGTCCCAGTCGGTCGCGGCGCGGTACTGGTTGTAGTGGTGGCTGGTCACCGCCTTCGCCAGGTCCATCACCACATCGGTCTGCGAGGCCGGGACCACGAAGTCGAGCAGGCCGCGGATGTTGCCGGTCAGGCCGCCGCCGGCGTAGATGCCGTTCAGCGTGATGACGTCGGCGAGCGTGGTGGCGTTCGACGCCAGGAAGGGGTGCTGGGCGCTGACGTTGGCGGCGACCAGGAACCAGTTGATCAGGTCGTCGGTGAGGCCGTCGACGGCGGCGTCCACCTTCATCTTGATCAGGTTCTGCGCGCTGCCGACGAAGACGTCGCCGGTCTTCTGGACGCTGAGCAGCTCCTTCTCGGTGAACGCGACGTTGGCCGCGATCATGTGCGGCGACACCTTGGTCTTCTTCAGACCGTCGGTGCTGGTCATCGGGATGGACTCACCGCCCGAGTAGATCGGGGTGGCGGTGATGCCGGCCGACGGGAGGTGGGCCTCCTCGAAGGGGGCCGAGCCGCTGTGGAGGGTGATGTTGCCCTTCGACAGCATGTCGCTGATGAGCAGCTTGCCGGTGGCGACCTTGACCTCGGCCGGGCCGAGAGCGTTGATGATCTGCCCGAACTGGGCGTCGGTGAGTCCCACGGGGACCTCCAAGACGAGTAGAGGGAGTTGAGAGGCTTCGACTTGCCTCGCGTCTCCCCGGACTCGCCAGGACCCGCTTTGGGGCTACCCTGTTCGTGCCGGAACGCTGCGCACACCTAACGTAGCACGATCGCGCGCGGACGTCAAGGGCGCGATCGGCCGAAACGTGATAGGCTACCGCCATGCCAGCAGTCGCGCCTACCATCGACAGGAAGTATCTGCCCGCGTTGCCGGTCAACAGCGGGTTGTGGGTGCCCGACGGATCCTCCGTCGAGATCGTTCAGGGCATGTTCGCCAACTCCATCGCGTTCGCCTCGCTCTGCCATATCCAGTCGATGGACAGCGTGCCAGGGCCGATGGGCCCGTTGATCACCCCGATCCAGGCCCGCGTCGCTGAGCTGTACGACCAGAAGCAGCACATCTGGATCAACAAGTACCGCCAGGCGATGATCTCCACCCTGTCGATCATGCTCCTCCTGCGGGACTGCATGTACCTCCCCGGTATGCGCGGTGTGATCGTCACACAGAAGGAGGACCTGCACAAGGACCTGATGAAGCGGATCATCCTTGCCTACGAGGAGCTGCCGCCCGAGTTCCGCGTGCCGATCAAGAACGGCACCCGGCTCACCCCGTCAGGGATCGAGTTCGAGCACGGGGGCTGGATCGTCCCCGTCACCGCCGGGTCCGAGAGCCCGGCCGTCGGCTTCTCGCCCGACCGCGCCATCATCTCGGAGGCGTGCGAGATGGACGACGAGGCGTTCGCGCGCCTCACGCGGAAGTTCATGCCCGCGATCGTCCGCAAGCCATTCGCGAAGATCGTGATGGAGAGCACGCCCGGCCAGGCCGAGACGAACATGCACCGGCTCTGGTTGAGCACGCTCCGCGGCGCCAGCCGGTTCACGCCGCTGCACCTCCGCTGGTTCCAGGACCGCCGCGCGATGGTGTTCGACGAGCGGATCCATCTCGACGAGAACGACTACACCTACCGCGAGCGGACCGGCCTCGGCAACGCGCTGTCCGACGCCGCACTCCGCTTCCGCAAGATCACGCTCCCCGACTTCGACAACAAGGACGAGGAGTTCGAGAACAAGTACCCGCCCGACGCACGCTCGGGCTGGCTCGCGCAACAGAGCCAGGTGTTCGACCGGGCGCCGCTCAACGCGCTCCGTGGCGAGGCCGTCAAGGATCCGCCAGTCGACCACGATGCCGGCTGCCGCATCATCACTCCGTACGTTCCCGGACGATCGTACCTGATCACGGCGGACCCTGCCAACTTCGGCGCCGTCGGCGACAACAGCGCGCTGACCGTGTGGGACACGCACACCTGGGAGGAGGTCGCCTTCTGGGAGGGCCGCGAGCAGCCCGACAAGTTCTACGAGCGCCTCGTCCAGGTCGCCAAGGCGTACGGGCACGAGCAGATCCTCGACGACGAGAGCGTCAGCATCGTCCAGGTCGCCATCGAGAGCAACGCGGCGGCCGTCCTCGGCGCCGCCGTGTTCGACGGCAAGCTCTCGCTCTACCACGACGACGACGACAAGCCCGGCTGGAACGCCTCCACAAAGACGATCCAGGAAGCCGAGGCCGACACCAACACCATGCTCCGCGACAAGAGCCTGCGTGTGCGGTCCTTGTCGCTGATCGACCAGCTCTCCATGTTCGACGGCCGCAAGCGTGATCGCCGCGTCATCCGCAACGACGGTACGCAGAGCCACTACGACCGCGCGCGGACGGCCATCATGGCCGCCCACATCTTCAAGCGCCGCCGGTTCCGCCCGCCCCTCACGACTGAGGAGGTCGAGGCCGTCGAGGCCAAGCGCCGCGGAGAGGAGGCTCGTCGGGTGTTCGAGGCCAAGATGCGCCGCATCTACGGCAGTCACCGACCGCGCAAGAGCACGGACCCGCTTGAGTCGTGGGTTCCGCCCATCAACATCTTCTGAGGTGAGTTCCTGATGGACAAGAACCAGATCAAGGCCCTGGTCGGTCACCACATCTCGCGGTTCCAGAGTGACGAGCAGCGCCTGTTCCGCCTGTCGGGGGACTACTACAACGGCCGCTTCAACGCGCTGAACACCGCGCCGGACGGCACCTCGCGCACCGTGCGCGCCGAGCGGCAGGCGCCGACCGTGAACCTGGTGTTCGCCACCATCGAGAGCGTCCTCAACGCACTGACGCCCGCGACCCAGGCCGTCTACGCCAAGGGCATCACGCCAGAGGGCGAGGCCGTCCAGGAAGCCGTGGCCCACGTCATCAACGCGGAGCTGCGCCGCAACAAGTTCGTGAACGTCTGCCGGCTCACGCTGCTCGATGCGGCCATCCGTCGGCGGGGCATCTTCAAGACCGTCCTCCAGGCGGACATGGACCGGCCGGGTGAGTTCCGCGGCGTCACCATCGGGAACGTCCACCCCGCCACGCTGCTCTACGACCGCGACGCGCGGCTCGCGCAGGAGGTCTCCTACTGGGGTCAGTGCGTGCAGATGCCGTGGCGGGTGTTCACGCAGCGCATCGAGAACGGCAGCTACGCGCGCCCGGCCAAGGGCGTTCGGATGGAGCGTCGGATCGGGTGGATCGACGGCAGCGGTGTCGCCGGCCAGACGAACGCCACCGCCGAGGTGTTCGGCTACGCGATCGTGTGGGAGATCTACGACATGTTCAGCGGCAAGGTGATCCACTGGCACGAGGCCAGCGACACCGTGCTGCTGGAGAGCGACATCCAGGCGCACCCGTTCGCCATGTTCTCCCCGAACCACAACGGCGAGAACCTCGACGGCATCAGCGAGGTGGAGCTGATCCTCCCGCAGCAGGAACAGATCAACGACATCCGTCAGTTGTTCACCCAGGTGGCGTACCGGATGGTCCCGCGGATCATGTTCGACACGGGCATCGTCGACCAGAAGGAACTGGAGGCCATCCTCCAGGATGCCGCCGGGACCTTCCGCGGCGTCAAGCGCATGACGAACGCGATGGGCAAGACGATCCAGGACGCCTTCTACGCCGTGCCGATGGCGCAGATCCCCGACGGCCTCATCCAGATCGCGCGACTCCTGGAGGCGGACGCGCAGGTCGCCAGCGGGATGCTGATGCAGCAGCGCGGGCAGGCGCAGAACGTCCGCACCGCGCAGGAGATGGCCGTCATGGCGAGCGCCAGCCGCGACCGCCTCAACACCCGAGCGGCGACCTTCAACGACGCGATCTCCGACGTCGCACGGCGGACCTTCAACCTGATGGTCGAGTACGTCCCGGGGCCCTACCACTTCAAGGACCGCGACGACTGGAAGCGCGTCACCAACCTCGACCTCCGCAACTTCGACGGCGACCTGGA